TACTAAAATTAGAAATGGCTAAAAGGTTTAGAGGACTAGAAGTAGAGATCTATGGAGATCCAGCTGGAGATTTTAGAGTTCAAACAGATGAAAGAACACCTTTTCAAATACTTAGACAACAAGGATTAAGAGCTAAACCAGCTCCAAGTAATGACGTTGCTCTGCGAATAGAGAGCGTAGAAGCAGCTTTAACTAGAATGGTAGAGGGAAAGGCTGGCTTCCTAGTAAATAATAGCTGTATGAACTTAAAAAAGGGGTTTAATGGGGGTTATTATTATAGGCGAATACAAGTATCTGGAGATCGCTATGATGATAAACCTATGAAGAACAGATATTCCCATGTTCATGATGCTTTACAGTATTTAATGCTAGGTGCTGGAGAAGGTAGAAGCCTAATGGCTGGTAAAACAGCTCCTTCTCGTGTAATACAAACAAGATCTTGGAATATCTTTGATAATCAAAAGAAAAAAAAGAAATCCGTATGGCAAAACAGACTAGGTATCTAGTATATTTCTTTGAAAACACAGACGGACATAGAGATACTAGGTTTTTTAAAAAAGGTTTTAAGCATTGTGGAGTTATAACTTACGATCCAGAAAACAAAGTATGGATATTAATGGAGTATATATTTGGTCATTTAAATCTAGAAGTCTTATCAGAAGATAAGATAGATGCTATCTTTAGAATGTTTCAAATGAAGAATGGTAGGGTTCTAGAAGGAGATATTAAACCTAGAAAAACTAAATTTCCTAGCATAATGGGTTCTTGGATTAAAGAACATAGTTGCGTATCTTATGTTCAGAGAATACTAGGATTAAATAAATGGTGGATATTTACACCACATCAGTTATATTGTGCGTTGAAAAAACAAAATTTTCGTGAAATAGATCTATAACTATGGGTAATTTATTCGGTACACCAAAATATACAGAATCAGAATCAGAAAAGCAGCTTCGTTTAGATAGAGAAAAAAGAATAAAAGAAGAACAAGAAGAAAAAGCAAGATTAGAAGCTCTTGAAGAAAAAAGAAAGAAAAGAATGGCTAAAGGAGTTATAGGAATGAGATCTCTCTTTAGTAGAGCTGGTGGTCGAGGATTCTATGCAGAAGGGAAAGAGATTGAGTAGTCAAGGTGGAACATCAAAAAGTTCAGCTGGAAGTTTTAGAGCAAGAGAAGGTGAAGTAAAACAAAAAAAAACAGCAACTCAGGTAAAATCTGATTTATATACTTCTATTGGAAAACAAGCAGATAAATATGCTCAAGAAAAATTAGGTATAAGTGGACCTAATATTATGAATACACCAGCTGGTCAAGTAGTAACAAAAGGATTTACATCTTCAACAGTATCTAATCAAATGTATGGTACTGAATATCAAAAAGCTAGAAATGAATATCTAGCATCTCAAGGTTTAGGTACTATGCAAAAAAACGGATCGTTTATTACAGGAGTACAAACAGATAAGGGATTAGTATTTAAATCAACAGCTAGACAAGCATATGAATCTGCAAAAGCAGAACCAATTCCTCTTTCTAAAGAGATGTATCAATCACAACAAAATTTTAAATTAGGATTAGGTGCGTTAGCAACAGCTGCAACTGGAATGACAGCATTTTTTTCAACAGCCTATTACTCTAACAAAACAAATCCTTATTCAACCTATGTTCAAAACTTTTACAAAACTGCTAATAGAACTTCTACATCAATAGCTGCTAATAGAGGAAGTAAAGATAGCGCAGCTCCAAGTACTGCTGAAAGTACATCTGTTACTGATTCTACAGCAGTAGCACAAAGAGATAAGAGATCATATCGTGGAGCTTCTACAGGAGAAACAGGAACACTAAGTGGCACAAGAACATTCTTAACTAAAGCAGATAAAACTATTAGAGGATCAATGGTAGGATAATGCCTTATATTCCAACAGCAGAACAAGAAGAAGTTAATTACTCTAACAATGATGCTAGAGTTATTTCTTTCTTAAAAAAGTTTAAAGAAGCAGAACATATATTCGATCATTGGAAAGATAAGTATGAAGAAGCGTATGAATATACAATGCCTCAAAGAGAGTCTTTCTATGAAGAAACTATTGGTGAGAGAAGAACTGATAAGATCTTTGACGAAACAGCTGTAGTTGGTATTCAAGAGTTTGCATCAAGATTACAAGCTGGAATCGTTCCTACATTTGGTCGTTGGGCTAGTTTACAATCAGGTACAGAAATACCAGAAGATGCTAAGTCTGAAGTAAACGAACAGTTAGATAAAATTACAGAATACATCTTTGAAGTACTAAGTGGTTCTAATTTCAACCAAGAAGTTCATGAAGCATTTATGGATCTTGCTATTGGTACAGCAGTTTTATTAGTAGAAGAAGGAGATAGTATTAATCCTATTAACTTTCAAGCAGTACCTTTACCAAGAGTTGTTTTAAACAATGGTCCTGACCAAAAGATAGATCAAATCTTTAGAACAAGAACAATGAGATATGACAGAATTATGGTTACATATCCTAAAGCTGAAATGTCTGAAGAAATGTTAAGAAGAATGGAAGAACATCCTTCTGCTAAAGTTAAAATTGTAGAAGGTGTATTTCGTTTATACGACAAACCTAATGAAGAAAGATACAAGTATTGTGTTGTTTGTATGAACGATAAAGAAATGATTTATGAAACAGAACTAACTGGAGTTGGTTCTAACCCTTATATTGTGTTTAGATGGAACAAAGCCAGTGGTGAAGTTTATGGTCGTGGTCCAGTATTTAATGCTATGGCTGCAATCAAAACAACAAACCTAACTGTAGAATTAATTTTACAAAATGCTCAAATGAGTATCTCAGGTATCTATACTTTTGAAGATGATGGTGTTATTAACCCAGATAATATTAGTTTAGTACCGGGAAGCCTTATTCCTGTAGCTCCAAATAGTAGAGGATTACAAGCATTACCAGCAGCTGGTAGATTTGATGTAGCTCAATTAGTATTAGGAGATATGAGAAACAATATTAAAAAAGCTCTCTACATGGAAACATTGGGTAGACCTGAAGGTACACCTATGTCAGCTACTGAAGTTGCAGAAAGAATGGGAGATCTGTCAAGACAAATAGGTTCCTCTTTTGGTAGACTACAATCTGAATTTGTTAATCCTTTGTTAAGAAGAGTTATTAGAATATTAATAAAACAAGGAAAGATTGTCATTCCTAAAGTAAACAATAGAGAAGTTAAAATAGTTGCAACATCTCCTTTATCTCAAGCTCAACACTCTCAAGATGTAGCAGATGTTATGAGATTCTCAGAAATTCTAGGTCAAACATTTGGACCACAAATGTTAAATATGGTAATCAAACAAGATGAAGTAGCTAGATATTTAGCTGATAAAATGGGATTACCAGAGAAACTAATTAGGGATGCAGCTGAGCAACAACAAATAGCAAATCAGTTGCAATCTATGACTCAAGCCGCTAATATGGGTGGAAATGAGTTGGGAAACCCTGAAGAACAAGGTCCAGTCTAAACAAGACTCGGAGCTAGATAAAATATTCGCTTCTGTATTTAATGATCCTAATGGGAAAAAAGTACTAGAATATTTAGAAACATTAACAGTAAAATCAGTTGTATCTCCACAAAGTTCCAGTAGTATGTTATGGCACTTAGAAGGACAACGATACTTGGTTAATTTAATCAAGTTAAAAATTAATAAAGGAATGAAAAAAGATGAGTGAAGAACAAACACAACCAATCCAAGAATCAACAGAAGTAGATTCTACACAAGAAGTTAGTTCTGAAATACCAGAGTATATACCCACTAAGTTTTGGAACGCAGAAACTAAAGAAGTAAATGTAGAAGATCTAGGTGCTTCTTATAAAGCATTAGAGAAGAAACTAGGTATGAGAACAGATGAGCTATCGAAACAAATTAGAGATGATATTACAAATGAAATATCTAGTTCTGCTCCAGAACAATATGATATAGTAACACCTGAATTACCTGATGGAGTTGCTTTAGATGTTGATCCTGAAATGCCATTGTTACAATGGTGGGCTGAAACAGCCAGATCAAAAGGATTAAGTCAAGAAGAATTTAATGCTGGTATTAACGCATTTGTAGAAAATGAAGTCAATGCATTACCTAATCAACAAGCTGAAAAAGAATTATTAGGTGAAAATGCAGATGCAAGAATACAATCAGCAGACTTATGGGCTAAAAAGAATTTAAGTTCAGAAGCCTATGATACAGTGGCTAACTTAGCTGCCACAGCAAATGGAGTAAGAGTTATAGAAGAAATAATGAAATTAACTAAAGATGCTCCTATTCCTAATACAGAAACTAAAATAGATGTTACTCCAGATCCGTTAGATCTAAAAGCTATGATGAAAGATCCAAGATATTGGAAAGACGGAGAAAAAGATGCAGCATACATTAAAAAAGTAACTGATCTGTATGAAAAATATTATAACCAAAAATCGGCTTAAAAAAGTCCAAATATACTGGAGAGATGCAATCAGCCATGCTGAATGGCTCTCTCCAGAAGATGCTAAAAAATACAAACCAGCAGTAAACTACACAGAAGGCTTCTTATTAGAAAAAAATAAAGATGCTACAATAGTCTTTATGTCTTGTAATGACACAGACATTGGCGATACTACAGTAATTCCTACAGAAAATATTAAATCATTTAAATTTGTGCGTTGATTTTTGCATAAAATTATGCCAGTCCTATAAAAAAGACCTCGCATAGCTTTATGATATGCCTGTTTAACAGATAACATATCAGCCCTATCGAGATAATCTTGATATAAACAAACGAACAAAAGGAGATAAATTATGAGTTCGAGCATAACCAATGCTTTTATTACCCAGTTTGAAGCTGAGGTACATATGGCATATCAAAGAATGGGTGCTAAGCTAAAAAATCTTGTTCGTGTAGTTAATGGTGTATCAGGCGAATCTGTTAAGTTCCAAAAAGTAGGAACTGGTGAGGCAACATCTAAAGCAAGACATGCTGAGGTTGTAGCAATGAATATTTCTCACACTAACGTAACAGCTACTCTCGCTGATTTCTATGCATCTGACTATGTGGATAGATTAGACGAGCTTAAAACCAACATTGACGAAAGACAAGTAATCGCTAATAACGCAGCTTACGCTCTTGGAAGAAAAACTGACTCAATCATTACAGACGCTATGTCATCTGCAACTACACTAGCTAACAACGCTGGTGCACAGGGTGGTACAGTAGCAACTGATCTTAACATTGATAAGTTTAAAGAGATGCAAGCTCTATTTGGATCAAATGATGTTCCAGATGACAACCAAAGATATTGGGCTATTGGTCCAAATCAGTGGTCTGACTTATTAGCTGACGATCAGTGGACTAGACTAGAGTACATTGGTTCAGGAGAACTACCTTTCTCTGGCATGAATTATACTGCTAAGAGATTCTTAGGTTTCTTAACCTTCGTACATTCTGGACTAGATACATCTGGTTCAACAGATAGACATACAATCGCATGGCACAAATCATCAATGGGCTTAGGCGTTGGATCTGAAGTAAGAACTGAAGTAAACTACATTCCTGAGAAAGTAGCTCACTTAATGACATCTTACTTATCAATGGGTTCAATCCTAATCGACACCAATGGTATTAGAGTGCAGAAATGTGCAGAGTAAGGAGTAAATAATGGCATACGCAACTGATAATCCAATCAAAAAGATTGCAGGCATGGGTGCTGGAAACTCACTATGGTTTTATACTGATGGTGATGCTAAAGCAACCGTTGTAGCTTCTGGCTATTTCAACTCTGCTTACAAAGAATTAAGCAAAGGAGATGTTATCCTTTGTTCAATCGGTGTAGGTGGTACTCACGAAATGGACGTAATAACAGTAACTTCTGAAACTGGAGCAACTACTGTAACAACAGTAGCTCTTGCATAAGGAGAATAAAACAAGAGGGGGGTATTAACCCCCCTTCTTATAGGAGTTTATTATGGCAATAGCACAAGTTTTAAAAGGAGCAGCAAAAGCTGCCAAAGTATTAGGTAAAAGAAAATCAA